GGCGAGGATAGGACACAAACCGCATAATGGCAACGATTTTAGAACAATTGAATGTCCTGCTCTCTCTAGACGCGTCCGAATTCGATCGCGGAACGCGTAATGTGGCGAACCGAGCAGAGCGCAGCGGGAACCGCATTAGTGGCGCGCTGACAGCCGGAATGGGCGCGGCGGCAACGGGCATTACAGCAGGCGCTGCTGTCGCGGTGGGTGCCATTGCGGGCATTAGTGCAGCAGCAATATCAGCACAGGGGAAGGTCGCATCGCTCGAAAAAGCCTTCGGGGGCACGCTTGATGAGGCGACAGCGGATGCGTTGTTTCTAGCAGATGCCTATGATCAGGATATAACTGAGGCTGCACGCAGCGCGCAACGTGTGCAGGATGAGTTCGGGACATCGGCTGAAGAGGCATTCCTCGTACTCACCGAAGGGCAGGAACTTGGACTTGATAGGTTCGGCGATCTTAACGATACGCTCAACGAATACGCCGACGATTTTGCCGATCTCGGTGTCACCGGCTTTGACTCCCTCGCATTGATCAACGAGGGACTTGAGGCCGGATTTATGAATACCGACAAAGTGGGCGATGCCTTTAACGAGTTCGGTATCAGGTTGCGCGATCCGGCAGTTATCGATGCAATCAGTGACATTGACGAGAGCACCGCTGATTTGTTTGATCAGTTCGCACGTGGCGAGATTACGCAGCGCCAGGCATTCGAACGCATTGCAGATAGCATTGAGGGCATTGAAGACCCACTTAAACGACAAGAGGCGGGGGTGCAGGCGTTCGGCACCACGTTTGAGGATTTCGGCGCTGATGCTACATTTGCGTTGGGCGAGGCGCTCGAAGAGGTGGAGGTGCTCGGTACGGAAATCGAAGAAAGTGGGCGGGAATATGAGACATTCGGCGCGCTGTGGGCAGGCATCACGAGCGAGGCCACAGCGGCACTTGCGCCGCTTGGGGATAAACTACTCGAAATCGCCAATGAGGCTATGCCGCATATCATATCGGCTATTGAGTGGTTCGGTACGAACGCGCCTGGATGGATTGATATGGCAGTGGGTGCAATTGACGGGTTAATGTCCATATTGGTACCATTGGCACAATACATCAGATTCGTTGTTGAGGATGGGTACACGCTCAACGATTGGTTGTTCCATCTGCCCGAGGCGATACAACCGGCAGTGCAGTTCATTGGCGAGTTAATCTCTTTGTTTCGAGACCTGGCACTCCAAATCGCCGATGTCATAGGTCCGATCGTTTCATCTATCCAGGGGTTGTTCCAGGGCGCACAAACGGCAACAGATGGATTCAGCATGGCAACCATTGGGTTAGGCGAGCAATGGCAGATGTTACAGGAAACGTTCGGTGCAGTCGTCGATGCCATCAAGAGCATTATACAAAGCGGATTTGCAATTATTCAGCAATTCCTCCAGGAAAACGGGGATAGCATCCGCTCATTCCTACAGACAACATGGCAGCAAATTACAGAGATCATATCACTGGCTATCCAATTGATAAATGCAACAATTGTGCCAGCGCTCCAGGGTATTGCGGCATTCATCGCCGAACACAGCGATGAAATTGTTGGCGTCCTCACAATGGCATGGGAGCAAATTCAAACCACCGTCGGGTTGTTTTTGGACACAATCACCGCTGCAATCAAATTGGCGCTCCAGATTATTGACGGGGATTGGACGGGAGCGTGGAACACCATACAGGAATTTAGCGCAAATTTCGTGCTCGCCATTGCGGATATATTAAAAACAGGGTTTAACATGATGGTCGAGATCGTGAAACTCGCCATGTCTGCGATCGGTTTGGATATTGACAAGGCGTTCGTTGTAGCTGAGGCCGGTTTTCGAGTGTTTCAAGCGCGTTTCATTGATCCTATAATTTCTGCATTCCAGACTATTGGAAATGCCATACAGAATGCCATCGGAAATATTCTCAATCTAGGGGAAAAGCTACGCAATATCAAAATCCCAGACTGGCTGAGCGATTGGGGGGGAGACATCCAACGAGGAGCTGAGGCCGTAGCTGGAGTATTTGATCAGCGTGCCATGGGCGGCACGGGGTCTGGTTGGACGGTCGTCGGAGAGCAGGGGCCAGAATTGGTAAACTTGGGGCGCGCCAGTGCTGTACTGCCCGCAGGCGTTACAGCGGGTATCATTGGCGGCGGTGGCACATCGGTCAACCTGAATATGTCAGTCGGCAGTGTGGACAGTCCAGAGCGGGCGCAGCAGACCGCACGCATGGCGCTCGATATGGTGCTGTCGGTATTGGAGGACGGGCAACGTGATGTTCAATTGCAGGGGGTGGTGTAATGGCGTGGACATTCACCGTAGGAGCGGTGTCGGCCTCGTTTGAACCGCAGGCCGACGATAACCGAAAAATTACGCCAACGCGCGCGGTACGCAGCCAGGCCAATATGTATACCGGAGGTACCTCCGGACGCGTGGATGGGTTTGGCTATGGACCGCGCGTGTTCAAGAGCGGCTCGTTTGATGTGCGCTGCGCTACTGCCGATGCACTCAAACTCCTCAACCCATCGCAACTCTTAGGGCAATTTGGCACGCTGTCAGATGGCACTACTGGCTATAATGCCACGTTAACGGGGGCGAATTTACAGGAACTACTAAAGACTGGCACGACTGGCTACGAATACAGCGGAACACTGGAGTTTATCAGTATATGAGCATCGCGTTCCCAGTTACTGATAGACATGTTTCGTGGTCAGCGGCGGTATATCTCAACGATGCGTATTTTCGCTGCGTTGACTACCCACGCCGTTCCATCGGCTATGATCGTGCGCGCAGCAGTTGCACGGTCACTATCGATGAATATGTTGAAATTACCGTCGGCACGCCTGTGCCGGCGTATGTCGTGATAGAGGCGCGTGGCGAGGATCGTGTTCCGGCGCGGCGGCGTTTTTTCACCGGATTTGCCGATAAACCTGCGGTGGGCATTGCACCGTTCGGTTACAGATTAACGCTCGTTGACATCCTGGGGCAAATCGACAAACCTCTTGCGAGCGATGTTACCTGGAGCAACACCACGTTTGAAAATGCCATCAAGGCGCTGCTGAATGACGCGGGAATAGAAAACAGTCAGATAGGGACTATTTACGATCCAGGAACCGATTACAACCTGGGGACTGTGCGGGATATCACATTGGAGGCCGGGGCTGAAAATGTGTCGAATCTGGTTGACGAATTGATGAAATTCGCCGGGTGCGCAATTTGGGTCACACCGGGCGGTATCATTCGCGTGAGTTACGACCTCAACATCCCCCGCGAAACCGGCGCGCATGCCTATGTCTGGGGTGATCCGGCGGGTGATGAGCGTGGCATTTATGCCGGCTATAGCGACAATACGAGCGGAAGTTTTGAGGCGATTACAACCGGGTGGATTGCGCGCGGGCGGCGGATGTCTGGAGGCAGCACACCGACTTTCACGTTTAACGCCACGGGTATTAGTGGCAAAATTGGCAGTGGTACGTATCGTTTTGCGCAGTCGAATAGTATCTGTGAAAAAATCGCCAAACGCGAAACGGCAAAAAACCTGCGGCCCGCCCGATCTATTACCATTCCGTGTGCCCTGGATGCCGAATTTCTGCCAGCAACTACCATCAACCTGACCATCCCCGACCGTCAGGGGTATAGCGTCAACACGACGGTGCTGGTGCGTAGCATTGATACGGCGGACGGCACGATGACATTGAATGCGGTGCTCGGCGTGCCTCAGGTATCAGGCACTGGTTTTTCAGAGAGCGATCTTGATGATATTGGCGTGGGGGATGATGGGCACCCACTCGACACGCTGTTTGAAATTTTTGCCGACTTCACTATTACGATTGACACAGAGCCGATCGACGTTGCAGGTAGCCTGGAAAATCGGCTGTTTGTTCACGTTGACGCAACACAATCAGCCTCAGGTACTCGCACCTGGAGTGTCACAGGAGCAACCGCAACGCCTGCAACCCCGACGGGCAACGAGGTAACTTTGCTCCTCGACACAGCAGACCCCACAGGCGTAACCGTTAATCTCAACCTCGATGATGGGGTTGCGACGCCGGTTGACGTGAGCAAGCCGCTGGCTGTGGCGGAAGTCCAAGATCTTTTTCGCCCCATCAGTACGGCAACCGGGAGTGACGGACATCGGCTATTGACACGCGGCGGATGGCAGGCACAGACCAGGAGCGGCCAGACGTGTACCGCGGTGGCGCAATTCAACCCCAACGGCGCGTGGTCGGGATGGAATGACGGCGCGGTCTATCAGTGGGTTTTTCCTGGTGCGCCTGTGCTGAAATGGACGCATCCGACAGGCACATCAATTTCCGTAATCTGGGTACCAGAGAACGCACAGGAAATCATCCTCGTTGCAGCAGGCAGCGATCTGTATTTGTCTACTGACGAGGGCGAATCGTTCACGTTATTGCGCTCTAATGCCACCATAGCTGATATCAGCACCCCGCCTGATAACGCAGATACAATTGGCATTGCCGAGGGTGCAAACGTCCTCGAATCGTTCGATGGGGGCGCGACCTGGGCGACAACGATTGTCGGGGCTATTGGCAGCACAGCAGAATCCCTGGCACCCGCCCCATGGGGAAACGCATGTGCATTCAGCAGTGCAGGGAGCAGTGCCGATGTGGTCCAGTTCAGTCAGGGCTACACCGTAGACTGGAGTGCCGTTGGAAGCGCGCCAACGAGCTTAACAACCATCACACCACTGCTCTCTGAGCCGGGCTATATTGCGGGTGATGGCAGCGGAAATCTCTACCTGCTCCTACAAAACGGAAGCAATTTCGACGCAACCGACATTGGAACGAATGCTAGCGGCAATATTACGGCACTGCTACGAGATGGCGCGGTCGGCGGTGACAGTCCATTTGGCGATTTGTGTTATGTCGGCGATAGCGGCGCGGGGAGTGTGCAGGGTACACTGAAACTGCTCAACCGCACCATCACCCATCTATATCGCATTGACGACGTGAGCACCGCAACCGCACAGATTGGCTATCTGCCAGTTGGCGCAACTGATATTGATGGATATAGGCTGCTCGCGCCCACCTGGGGGGCACCAATGGGCAGTGCTGGCGTTTGGGAGTATAGCGGGGGCACATGGTCATTGCGCAGCGCAGGGCTGCCCACAGATGTGGTGCTGTATGGCGAGTGGATTGCAGCGAATCCCAACAACCCCAACGAATGGCTCGCGCTGTTCCACACAAATACCAACAATGAGATAGAACTGACGGGGAAGGTTGTCAGCAAGGGCAGTTCTTATTCGCCATTCTGGCTATGGAACGGCAGCACCTGGACTGAGATAGTTCGGGCTGAGACCTCTGGTCCAACATCACGCCAGGTGTATCGGGTCGAATACAACAATGCCAATGAGTGGGTTTTTGTTGTGTATTACGATGGATCAAACATACTTGTTTATGGCGTTGGGTCTGGCACCACCATCTCGGGGTGGTTCGGGGTGTCAAGTTTGTATGGTTCATACGCAATCGCCGGTGATGGCGACTGGATACTCCAGATACAGGGTCACAGTGGGGCAGCTAACAACGATGACATCCGATACGCAGACAACGCTGGCAATGTCACCCGACCGTCAGGGTCGAATGTTGGGGACGGCATAGGGTTTATGGCGCGGTATCCTGCAGGGAGGGAGCTGCTGCTGATAAAGAGTGATAGGAACGAACTATGGGGGACGACCGATTATCGAGCATCACAACCAGTCAATCTGGGGTATGCAGCGCCACAAAATCGTGGCATTGTGATTAATGCAGACAATCAGGTGTTCCACGCATCCAACAGTGGCCTGGTGCGCGTGGACAACCCATACACCTCACCTGCTGCAACCACCGTGGCGTTTAGTGGTGTTAACCTCGGGGAAACAAGAATCGACACACAAAATCACAGAGTTGTGGTTTCTATATCGGGGAGCAATGCGCATGTGTATGACACACAGACCGGTGATACCGCAGTAATCGACCTGTCGGGGCTGACAGGGCTATCTAGTGTACGCATTATCGAGTCAGTCACATGACAGCGTGCAATTGTGGAGGTGATTGATATGGGTCTCGATGCTCGCATTAGGGCAGCGGCGTTGTTTCGAGAGCAGGAACAACAAAAACAAAGGGATCTACAACAGCAGTGGGATTCTAATTACGCACAAATCCAACAGGATATTGATAATATGCGTGCAGATTCGGAGTTTTTCCCACTTTCACTATCAGCAGACAGAGAGATACCGACAGGGAGACAGTTGGTAATTGACACATTAACAATTGAGAGCACATCGACACTCACTATCGCAGGCAGATTGCATAATCTGTTTGACGAAACAACTGACGGAACAGTTGTGATTGACGGTACCTGGATAATAGGATGAATTCATGAGTGCAAAACACTTGCTTGCTGAAAACAGCAGTTCACCAGATACACCTGACAGCGGATACGTAGCATTGTATGCTCGTGATGATAAAAAACTATATGCGCAGGATAGTGCAGGTGCAGAAATGCCGCTAGGCGGTGGGGGTGTGGAAAATCTACTCCTTAACGGTAACTTTGCCGTCTGGCAGCGCGGAACGAGTCATACCAGCGTTAGCGAATTTGATTACGCCCCAGACCGTTGGTATGCGCTATACCAAACTGCAGCCATCAACGTAGCCCGAACCGACGGCAGCAGCCAACGATATGCTTGCCGTCTTACTCAACCGAACGCGACCGCTCAACGGATCGGACTGGTGCAAATCATCGAAGGGGTAAACTGTCGCCAGCTCCGAGGGCAAAAGGCCACCCTCTCGGGTCGCGCCCGGCTTTCGGCCAGCGGCAATGCGCGCTTCGCTATTCTATCCTGGACAGGCACCGAAGATGGAGATGCGTCAACCGACCCCGATCCCCACTTCTCTGATACGGCAAAAGACGTTATCAACGACTGGACAAGCGCGAGCTACACGGTGGGCGGCTTTTTTGCGTCGTCAAACCTGGTGGTAGAGGGGGTAGGTAGCGTGGCCTGCGATGGCACTAACTGGGAGGACTTCAGCCTCACCACAAGTGCCAATATGAGCGCGTCTATGACCAACGTGTTTGTGGTGGTGTGGAGCGAGTCAACACTGGCGCAGAACGTCACACTCGACCTGGAAGCTGTACAGCTAGAAGCAGGTGAAAGCGCAAGCACGTTTCAGCAGCGTGGTGTAGGCGAAGAGTTGGCATTGTGTCAACGGTATTGCTTTGCTGATGAGGCTGTGGGATTTACCAGGCTGGGTTTTGGAATGGGGATAAATAGCAATGATGCAATTGCGATCTTTAATCTCCCGATCAATTTGCGTACATTTCCAGTGTTAACAACAGCGGCAAACCTGTTTGAGTTCTATGCCACATCAACTATAGTTCCAACCAGCCTTTATGCATATCGTCTGGTTGGAAATGTGTTTAACCTGTATGCAACAAAAACAGGTAGCTTTACAACTGGCACGATGTACCAATTGCGTATAGGGTCTACGTCAACGTTGTTTGAGGTTGATGCGGAATTGTAAGGAGGAGATGATGGGATACACAGACACGTATTCACTGGCTGAAACAACGATTTTTCGGCAGCAGTGTATGGTCTCGCTGGTTCAGTCGGCAATTAGCATCAGTGCCGAACCAGACACGACGGATAACCACGCGAACCGTATTGCGCTTGCACACGCAGTGCTGCGTGAACCAGAGCGACATACCAACCTGATGAGTTATGCGATAGCATATTATGCTACCGACGAGACAGATACCGCGTTGGACACAGCGGTCGGTAGTGTGTGGGATGCATACGCAAATGCGTATGCCGAAAACACAGGAAATGTGGTATAATTAGGTTGGGATTGACGGGGACTTACAGGAACGCCAGTGGATTACCCACTGGCGTTCCTGGTTTTTTTATTTTTCTCCTGCCCGGATACGATGCCTCCGGGCGGGCGTAAAACATTAGTTACACATGGTCATCGTCAATATCGTCATCGCTAATCTGGTCATCGAACCCCTCGTCTCCATATACCCATCCAAATACCAGATATCCGTCGTAGTCTCTGTAGAGTCCGCCGCTCTCGTCGTACCACCGAACCAGTTCCAGACCATTCTCTCTCGCCACCTCGTGTACAGTTTTCCCGTCTACCATCTGTTCGTTCAGTGCATCGATCCGTGCCTGGCTCATTATTCGTGTCATTATTCTGTCCTCTCAATTCATTCAATTCAATTCATTCAATTCATCCAACTGACACCATTGTAGCACTATGATACAGTGGTGTCAAGAGCTGCGAGGGATATGATAGAAAATTACTGCATAAATATATTGGTTATTCACGATGGTCATAGATGAACGGGGTGTCGTTCATCCTGGCACCCCATTCATACCAATCACATCCAACCCGATAGTGCCCGTAGTTATGGCACTGCGCAGATCAGCCATGCGCAGATCAGCCATGCGCAGGTCTGCGCCGCTCAGGTTGGCACCGCTCAAGATGGCGACGTTCAGGTCTGCGCCGCTCAGGTCTGCGCCGCTCAGGTCGGCACCGCTCAGGTTGGCGTAGCTCAGGTTAGTGTTGCGTAGGTTTGACCCGCTCAGGTCTGCACCGCGCAGATCGGCCCCGATCATGTCGGTCTTGCTTATGTCGGAATAACGCAGGATGGCATGACTCAGGTTGGTATTGAACAGGTCTGCAATGTGCAAATCGGTCTTGCTCATGTCGGCACTACGCAAGTCAGCCCTGCGCAGGTTGGCACCGCTCAGATTGGCCCTGCTCATGTCGGCACTACGCAAGTCAGCCCTGCGCAGGTCAGCCCCGCTCAGGATGGCCCAGCGCAGATTAGCACCGCTCAGGTTGGCCATGCGCAGGTCTGCACCGCGCAGGTCAGCCCCGTTCAGGTTGGTACCGCGCAGGTTAACACCGCGGAGATTGGCGGGTTTTGCACCATCCTGATGTGGATTTTGCAGCCACAACTGATGTGCATGCAAAATGTTTTGCATGTCCATTATTCCCCTATTCAACTAGTTTTCGTTTTTCGCCTATACTGCTGCCGTTCGCTGAGTTCCTCCATCGGTTTCCGTGCCCGCTGACCACGCTCGGCGGCATAGCGTTCCACGCTGTCGCGGGTAATGCGAGCCGTACGGCCAGTGCTTGGTACACGTTCCAGGCGTCCGCGACGGATATATGTATACACCGTGTGCACGCGGACGCCGAGAAATTCGGCAACCTCGGCTGTGGTCATAGTAGTGTCAGTCATCCTGACACCTCGCACATGAAACCAGGTGCCGACTCCAACCCGATAGTGCCCGTAGTTATGGCCCCGCTCAGGTCTGCATCACTCAAGTCGGCCCCGCTCAGGTCGGCCCCTCTCAGGTTGGCACCGCTCAGGATGGCACCGCTCAGGATGGCACCGCTCAGGATGGCCCCTCTGAGGTTGGCCATGCTCAGGTCTGCATCACTCAAGTCTGCCCCGCTCAGGTTGGCATCACTCAGGTCGGCATAGCGCAAGTCGGCCTCGCTGAGGTTGGCCCAACACAGGTTAGCACCGCTCAGGTTGGCATCACTCAGGTCGGCATAGCACAGGACGGCCCAGCGCAGGTTAGCACTGATCAGGTTGGCACCGCTCAGGTCTGCGTTGCGTAGATTGGCATAGTTCAGGTCGGCAGTGTACAGAATAGCGTCGCTCATACTCACCTCGATCAGGTCAGCATAACGCAGGTCGGCCCTGCGCAGATCAGCCCTGCGCAAGTCGGCTTTGTATAGGTCGGCATTGCTCATGGCCGCCCTGCGCAGGTCGGCCCTGCGCAGGTCGGCCATGCGCAGGTCGGCCCTGCGCAGGTCGGCCATGCGCAGGTCGGCCCTGCGCAGGTCGGCCATGCGTAGGTCGGCCATGCGTAGGTCAGCATAGCTAGCACCATCCTGATGCGGGTTCATCAGCCACATATTGTGTGACTGTAAAATGTTTTGCAGATCAATCATCTGTAGCCTCCTGCCCGGATACGATGCCTCCGGGCGGGCGTAAAACATCAGTTACACATGGTCATCGTCAATATCGTCATCGCTAATCTGGTCATCGAACCCCTCGTCTCCATATACCCATCCAAATACCAGATATCCGTCGTAGTCTCTGTAGAGTCCGCCGCTCTCGTCGTACCACCGAACCAGTTCCAGACCATTCTCTCTCGCCACCTCGTGTACAGTTTTCCCGTCTACCATCTGTTCGTTCAGTGCATCGATCCGTGCCTGGCTCATTATTCGTGTCATTATTCTGTCCTCTCAATTCATTCAATTCAATTCATTCAATTCATCCAACTGACACCATTGTAGCACTATGATACAGTGGTGTCAAGAGCTGTGAGGGATATGATAGCAAATTACTGCATAATTGGTCATAGATGAACGGGGTGTTGTTCATCCTGACACCCCGTTCATGCCAGGTGCCGACTCCAACCCGATAGTGCCCGTAGTTATGGCCCCGCTCAGGTCGGCACCATCGAGGTTTGCGCCGCTCAAGTCGGTATAGCTCAAGATGGCGTAACTCAGGTCAGCCCCGCTCAGGTCGGCATAGCGAAAGTCGGCCTCGCTCAGGTTTGCGTAGCTCAGGTCGGTGTTGCTCAGGATGGCCCCGATCAGGTCGGCATAGCTCAGGACGGAGTAGCGCAGGTCTGCACCGCGAAAGTCTGCCCCGCTCAAGTCGGCCCAACACAGGTTAGCACCGCTCAGGTCGGCACCGTGCAGAACAGCTCCGCTCATACTCACCTCGATCAGGTCAGCATAACGCAGGATGGCCTCGCGCAAGTCTGCCCTGCGCAAGTCTGCCTTGCGTAGGTCGGACCTACTTAGGGCAGCCCCGCGCAAGTCTGCCATGCGTAGGTTGACCCTGCGCAGGTCGGCCCTGCGCAGGTCAGCCCTGCGCAGGTCGACCTTGCGCAGGTTGGCATAGCTAGCACCATACTGATGCGGGTTCATCAGCCACAACTGATGTGCATGCAAGATGTTTTGTATGTCCATTATGGTTACCCTCCTATATACTGCCAGCCCGGATACGATGCCTCCGGGCGGGCGTATAATTGAATTGTTTAGATCAGACTCGCTTCCAACCGCTTTTTTTACGTTCGTAGATTCGAAGTTTGTGTTTTGGGATACCTGGCTGCTTGCCCTTCCCATTGCGCAGGATCTCTAGAATTGCATTGAATTGCTTATCAGGAATGTCTACCAGGCGCAATGCCATTCCATCAAGAGTCTGCTCTGCTCTGACCTGCTCCGTCGTCAGGTGGGGTTGCAATAAAATGACGACATCCTGTCGGTTTTCGATAATCGCTGCATAATCAAAAATATTGATTGCTCGTTGCATACAATTCTCCTTTCAGATATTGCAACACCTCTACCACGTCGTACCCATCGCCAACAACCAAATCATGCCTGTTTGCCTGTGTCATGGATTTATACACTGTGCCAAACTGACACGCTGTATCTACAATCGACAGCGCGTCGGGTGTGTGTACTGTGATACATATAGTTCGATCTGTCATTCGTTTTATGATTGCCTCTTGTGTTGGTTGTGGTTTGGTCATCATATTATCTCCTGTGTTGCTATGGGCAGCTTGCGCCGCCCGTGTAATTTTTTGTCTGTCTCTTACGGCATACGGCCTACTCGCAGTGTGTCCACATCGTTCCAGATGGCGCGATTGCCCGACAGGTCAATCACGTCGTTCACATAGCCCGAGGGCGTTTCCTCGGCTGCGCACACCTGGTCATAGAGCGATTCCAGGTCGGCAGGGAGCGTGCTATTCATTGCCGCGTGATCCAGGCGTTCGCGCTCTAGCGACCAGAACATCACGAGCATTGCGCCCGCAACAGCGCGGGCATAGGCTGGCGTGCGCTTTGGATCTTCCGCCAGCAGTTTGTCGGCGAGAGTTGCAATGTCAGTTTCCAGATAGCCGTCAATCCAGCTACGGATTGTCGGGTAGTCGCCATAATATAATAAACATCCATCTGCGTCGTAAACCTGGTCATCGAAACCTATCTCTATACCCTCGTTCCATCCAAACACCAGATATCCGTCGTAGTCTCTGTAGAGTCCGCCGCTCTCGTCGTACCACCGAACCAGTTCCAGACCATTCTCTCTCGCCACCTCGTGTACAGTTTTCCCGTCTACCATCTGTTCGTTCAGTGCATCGATCCGTGCCTGGCTCATTATTCGTGTCATTATTCTGTCCTCTCAATTCATTCAATTCAATTCATTCAATTCATCCAACTGACACCATTGTAGCACTATGATACAGTGGTGTCAAGAGCTGTGAGGGATATGATAGCAAATTACTGCATAATTGGTCCTCATTGGGATTCCATCACCCGCTGCATCAACAGCGGCGGAACCGCATTGCCGATAATCCTGCCCGCCAGTGCATTGCGCTGTGGCAGTTCATACCAGTCGGGGAATGATTGAAAGCGCGCCAGCGCACGCGGTGTCATTTTCACGACGCGGTGTGGCACCAGTGCGCGAGCAATGGCGCTCGCGCCATGTGTAGGAGATGGTTCGTTGCCAGAAACCACCGGACGGTATGTGTCACCGTCTCCTATCAACACCGCCCGCGCCGCGTGTCGTGCTCCTGACTGGGCCTTGACCGCAAACGCAGGCACGCAATCAGCGACGCTCGTGCAGGTTGTGCCATTGGCGTTGGCCTGCCCGTCCAGCAGCAGTGCGCGCAACCGTCCGTTGTGTTGTCGTGTGATTGATAATGACGGCTCGGTGCCAGAAAACAACCCGTTGCTGTATTCGGTCCGTGCATTGCTCAGCAGCACGCTCTCTCGCACATTCGCAGGCAGGCGTGCCAGTTGCCACGGCGCGAATTCGCTATCTGGCAGGGTGTCTATGATATCCTGTATTGCCTCATACCATCCAATCCACGGCAACAGCCCGCCGAACATGTCAGCGCGCCCGTCTTTGCAGTGCGTAGCAGCAGGCCGCACCACGTACCTGTCACGGCGCGCCACCAGGATTAGACGGCGGCGCGTCTGGGGCACGCCGTATTCAGCAGCGTTCAGATGCCACCATTGCACGTCATACCGTAGAGCACGCAATGCCTGCACAATCAGCGCAAATGACACGCTATTGCGATAACCATAGACCTGCTCCAGACTAAACACATGCGGCTGCTGTTCCTGGATTGCGCGGGTCGTGCCGCGTGCCATCTCGATATCCAGTTCAGTTTCAGTGGCATTGTTTTTAGCAACGCTGAAATTCGGACACGGCGGGCTTGCGTGCAACCAGGCCACAGCAGGCAACGCGCCATAATCCACATCCTGCACAGGACCCACAATCATCTGTGCATCAGGCATGTTGTGCGTGTGCCAGGCGGCTATGGCTGCGTCATACTCGACAGCCCATATCGGCGTGTAGCCTGCCTGAATCGCGCCAATATCAGCGCCACCGCCGCCGCTAAAGAGCGAGGCAAATGTTCGCATCATCCCATCCCCTCTACTTGCTCTCGCAGCCGTTCCACGGCTCTCGGCAGGCTGTACCACGGTGGGGCATCGTCGTTGTCCAATGTCCAGTATGGCGCGGTATGCGCATCGATGCCGAGCGTGGATATTAGCCGTTCGAGTTCCGCGTATAGTACGCGGCGGCGCTCGGCCAGCGCTGCGAGATCGGACAGTGGGCAGTACTGCTGCACCCCGCTCATCTCCAGGTTAGCCTGGTTGGGATGGTGATCAGGTTTGCGTGCCATTAGTGACCCTCCAGTATTGCATCGAATAATGAAGTTTGCTGCCGCTGCCCACGGTTACAAACCCACAAACACTCAGTGCGTTGATTATTCGTGCGGGTCTTGCTGTTCTCTGCGCTCATCACGGCCTGTATTTCTACCCTGCGCTGTGCCGACGCTGGTTCCGTAGTCTGCGGATAGTTGCTCAGGATGTAACTTCCCTGGCACGCATCCAACACGTCACACAGCGCGTGCCAGTCCTCCAGGGTGTAGCCGCTGTAATGCCCCTGATTTGTGTCAGGGTAGGGCGGGTCGCAATAGAACAGCGTGTCGGGACTATCCCATCGCTGAATACATCTGATGGCATCCTCGCACGACACATACACGCCGCTGAATCGTTCCAGTATGGCGGGCAGCCATTGCAGATACGTTGCCCATGTTTGTGCGTGGTTCTTTGTCTTTACGCCTGTTCCCCACCCCTTACCTATGCTGTTTGCAAACGACTGGCGGGTCTGGACAACCACCGCCCAGGCCACGCGCAGCGGCGTGTATTCGTGCGGTGCCCGCATTATTGCGTGCGCCCTGCGATGCTCTGCCTGGCTGTATGGCGTGTGGTGCAGCAGGTGTAGCAAATCCTCTTTCTGCTCCTGGCATACGCGATAGAGCGTCACAATTCGCTCGTCGCTGTCGTTTACGCATTCCCGATAATCATCATGATTATTGGGAATCGGTTTGCCCTTGGCGAACATCACAGACGCGCCACCTGCAAATGGTTCCACATAAACCTTGTGCGGGATAGTGCAGATAACGTCTACAATGCGCGAGGCAATCCGCTGCTTGCCGCCGTAGTATGCGATGATCGGTTTCATACCTCTTTCCATTCCACCTTGCTCCTGTAGTCATTGCGCAACCTGTTGAATCTGCGCGCGTTTGCGAGCGCGGTTGGCCTCGCAAGCCTCTGCCGCCGCCGCCGCCACCGCACAGGGGACGCCAGAGCCTTGACTGCTCCTGGAGTGCGCTAATCCAGTAGGATGCGCCACCGCCGCCGCTAAAGAGCGAGGCAAATGTTCGCATCATTAGTAGCCCTCCACAGCGTTATATCCGCCATTCTCATTCAGCCATTGTGTAACCTGATTTTTTGCATCCGCCTGACTAGCAAATGACTCGGGCCAAATGATATGGCCTTGATCATCCGTTAACCAGTACTGTCCATTGTCGATTGCAATGCGGAGTGTGCTGGATGCGTGTGCGCTGAGTACATTCCCGATGTACTCTTTTTGCGATTTTTCGCCTATAGAATAGCAGGCAGAGTAGGCAGAGTTGCCAAAAAATGCCGTTTTATCGCTTCCTGATGCGTCGTTAACTCTGCCACCCCCCCAGGCAGAGTTAGGCAGAGTTGAAGCTCCGTAGGCAGAGTGACTACTCTGCCTACTATTCCCACTCTGCCCACTCTGCCTACTCTGCCTGCAAATTTTCTCGTATTTGCCATAACCCACTTTGCGAACAAGTAAGCTATCGGCAAGGTGACGCAGTTGCTTCTGGACGGCATTGACGGTGGTTTCCAACTCGGCGGCGATGTCTTTGGGCGTGTACTGGATGCCTTCCTGCATTACCTCCAGAACGCGCTGGCGCTCGCTCGTGATGGCATATACAGCCGCGTCGCCCTCAATGCGGTGCTCAGTGGCGTAATCGTCCCAGGAGAGCGCCAGTTCCTCATCGTCAACGTCACGGCCCCGGATATGCAGCACCATGTCATCAGAGGATGGCACGCGCCCGATGATCCACATCGTTGCGACACCGCCCGTTAAACCAGTAGATCCGCTGATTTCATCAAACACATCATCGGCTTTCGCCTTGCGGGTGTGATGGATAGCAATAATGGTGATGCGGTGGCGCTCTGCAAACTGGTTCAGTGGCTTGACAGCATTGTAATCGTCGTCATATGGGTTTGCATTCTTGTCTCGTGGTGCCCTGATATTCTGAAGGATGTCCACTACAATGAGCGCGGTTTTCGGATGATGCTGCATCCATTCCTCAAGCATCTGAATGCCCGCCTCGCCGCGTTCCCAGGAAGTGAAAAGATGGAAATTGTCAGGCCATTCAATGGCATCCTCTAACATCGCCCCGATGCGACTCTTCATGCGGCGTTGATTGCTCTCCAGATCGAGATACAGCACCTCGCCGGATCGTGTATCCAGACTGTCAAACGCCTTCCGCTGCTGCATTGCCACAGCCAGTGACAGACCGAGCGCCAGCCAACTCTTTTTCGTTTTGGGTTTGCCTGCCATCAAGCAACAGCCTTCCGGCAGCAGGCCCGGCACAACCCACTGCAACTCATCGAATTCTTTACGACGCAGCGCAAACAGCGTAATGCCTTCTTGTATCCAGGAGGGCGTATAGACTGTGTCAGTGCGGGCGCACTTTTCGAGTGTCTGCAACGTCTCTTCGGGGTTGTCACGGCAAAAATCAGCCAGGTCATAGCCGAAATCATGACCCAGATCAATCGCTGTGCCCTTCACCTGCTCGGCAATTTTTGGCGCAACCTTGCGGCCTTTATCGTCGCTGTCGAGCGCCACATACACCCGACCCTGCCAGCGCTCCTGAAGTTCTTCTACAAGCGGCTGCGGTAACTTCTTCTCACCGCCTGGTACACAGATGGCTGGCACACCGTAATGGTGTGCCACCACGGTAGACGCCTCACCATTGCAGATGATCAGGCAGTCGAGTTGCATACTGATTGCCACACCCAATCCATACCAGCACGGTTGCCAACCTTTGTCATGATCGTATTTCAGCCCGGCTTTTTCTTCGTCTAGATACCTGTACCGCGTACCCGTTTGTGTTGCAATAGCAAGCACTTTGTGTCCGCGTCGTTGGGTTTCTTTCCACCCGGCGCGGCTAAAAACATGCTTGCTCACACCGTGCTTTGTAGCGTAGTCTTCGAGTGAGGTGTACGCTGGTTTCGGTGCGTATGTGGCACCCTGCGTTAACCCGGCGCGCTCCCAGATGTTGCCCAATGGGTGCGTGTCGTTGGGTGTCTGGATATTCAGACGCTCAGCCAACTCCCGCTGGCTCCCGCCTTCCTCGTCTTTGTGATCGTACCAGACCAGATACCCGTCGCTGTTCTCTGATACTGACAGCGTGCCACCATCGGCATCGGGCCGCCACGGTGTGTTGTAGCGGCCTTCGCCATGTTGCGTATTCTGGTATGGTTCGAGTGCCTGCAATATAGCAGTTTTTGTGTCATGTATCATCATCGCGTCCTGATTTGCAATACCAATTCGTCGCCCTTCGCATACGCTCTCAAGAGCGCACCCTCAACTTCCAGTTCGCCGCCCGAATCCATCACTATCTGCGCAAGTTCCCGGCGTTTTAACTTGCGATCTGCCTGTATGCGGCTATGCTCGTCATCCAGGTCGCAGACTTGTTTATACAACGATTGTGGTGTGCCTGAGTGACACGGAGACGTGTCATTATCTGGTTCTGTGATGTCTGCCACCCCTTGTTTCTGTTCTGGCTCTTGTGGGGCTTCTGGTGGCGTCTCCTGATGTACAAAACAGAGATAGTGCCTGCTGCGAGTGAGCGCTACATAGCGCAGGTTCCATTCCTGTTCGGTTTGCCACTGCTGCGGGTTGCGGAGTTGTAACGGCAGTTTATCTGGGCGCAGGATGAATACGCGCTCCGCTTCCAGACCCTTCGCACGGTGGATAGTCGAAAGTGTGACAATGCTGTCCTTGTCGTTGAACAACCCTTCAAGCCGCCGCTTGAAAGTATCAGCGTTGGCGCTCTGCCATTCCTGATAGCAGCGCCGCACAGCACTTACCCGGTCTTCGAGCGATTGCAGTTTCTCGTCGTCGTCACCCAACTTCGCGGCCTGCTCAACACGATAGGCGTCAAGGTGCCAGATAAAGCGTTCCCACGGCTTATCGCCGTTATCAGTGGCCTGATCAACGATCTTTGTGAGTTGCTTACCGATATCGCGCCCGCGCACGGTGGCAGGCGTGCCACGCGCTATCAATTCCAGGCACGCATCAATCAACGGCGCTGTAAGGCGACAGAGCACCAGATCATTTGGCTGAAGGTGTTTGTGCAGGTCTTGCTCGCCAATATGCTCAATAATACCATCAGGCGCATTGTCACGAGCTTCAATTTCTGGCACAATCTCGCGGGTCAGATCGAGATGCCCGGACGGGCAACGATAGCAGATCGACAATGGCAACCGAGTTGCATCGGTTGCGGTGGATATCTTCTGGAAGCTCGCGGCATCGGCTCCAGCAAAACCATAGATAGCCTGTTTGCCGTCGCCCACCGCTACAATGCGCCCGGTTTGATTAACGCATTTCAGCACTAAATCGAGTTGTGCGGCGTTTAGGTCTTGTGCTTCGTCAATTAACACCCAATCATATTGGTCTGGTGTCAGCGCCCACCGATGTGGCAAGTAGAGTTGATCAGCAAAGTCGATTACTTTTTGCTCTGCCGCCAGATTATTCCCGCGTTCGATGGCGACCTTGACCAGTAGTAATAGTTCGGTCGTTGTGTCCTCAACGCCATAATGCCGTACCAGACGATCCAGTGCTGTCTGGCTGTCTGGGTCGGTCAATGTGATGCGCACAAACCGACACAGGTCATACAGCGCGCCTGACAGTTTGCGGCGCTCATCATAATCGTTCGCTAGTGGTGCGGTCAGTTCGCGGGCAATGGTGCGGTACTTTCGATCATCAAGCGATACGCGGCCCAGATGGCGCGCTACAGTGCGATGCCCGATACTATTAATCGTGCTCACATTCGCGTTTTGCAACTTCTTCTGCATTGGCTCTGCGATGTGCTTATTAAAGGCACAAAACAGGATAGAGCCATTCAAACGCCTGGTGAGTTGTTCAAGTGTGGTGCTCTTGCCGCTGCCAGCGACAGCCTCCACTAATGCATTCCCGGTGCCGTGTTGCGCCCATTCAAAAATGGACGCCTGGTACTTCGATGGCACAAACCCATTTGTCTGTGATGGTTCGGGCATCACGCCCATACCCATCGCCTGTTGTAATAAATTCATTCCACTCCCTCTGCGTCTATAATATCCCCATTCAACTCACTCGCCAGGTACAAACCGGCTAGCAGATCAGGCACCACAATGCGAGCGCACATACTGATAGCGCGCCACCTACACATATTCGCCGGGTACTTTTTCCAGTTGCTATCTGGTTTCACCAACCCGGCCCGCTCGGCATCCTTCACACTATAGGTGAGTGTGAACTTAAACCCGGTATTTCTGACCATCGTGACGGTGCAGGCGTCGTCGGTGCTGCTGTCGATCTGGAGATGCACAATATCCGGGCGGCTTTGGATTTTCGCTAGCATTCCCTGCGAGGTGAGCGCAACCTTGCCCATGACGACCTGTAGGTTATCGCCTACGCTGGACAGAGGAAACCCAAGCTCGTATGCCTTCAGCATCGCAAACGCGGCCTGCTCCGGCTTGTTCACGCCTGCTACCAGACGGCATTCATAGACGGTTTCGGCCATCGATGTAATCAGATGCCATGCCTCCGGCGTCACTTCGCGGCGGGCCAGTTCGGTAGTTGTGGTCGGCACCAATTCGGTGGTCATGTGGTTGCCTCCTGCGGTTCGTGGGATTCCACACGGAAGCCCATATCATCGTGCAATCCAAGAGCCTCGCGCACCTTACGACGGGTTTCTTGTCCGATACCTGGAAACTCATGCTTGTCATCCGTGAGTACCATCAGCGCCCACGCTGCACCGCCACAATACTGGAGCAAAGCTTCTGCCTTCTGCTCACCAATACCCGGCAAAGCCAGCAGCATATCCAGATCAGGATCGGCAAACAGCACATCACGCGGCGGGCGCACGCGACGAGGTGTACGGTCACGTTTTGCGAGCCGCTGCACCGTCTCAACTAACGTTTCCTGTTTGATATGCAGCGTTCCAACGCCAGTTTCCTGCACGCTCAAGAGCGCGCCGGATAGGTCATCTTCAAGCGTGCGCTTGCCCTCCAGCGTGATGAGGTACGCCCACGGTGAGAGGTTGCGCAGTTTGATCATATCAGCATAGAGTGTCTTGTTGCGCAATGCGTGGCGCAGATCGTTCGTGGTCATCACCCGGATCGCCAGTTGCGCGCCATCGGCGCATACAGCTAGATACGATGCTGGCGCAATCGGCGCGCTAATAGCAGGCATTCCCCAATCTGGTTGGGATTGCATATCCAGGCCATTGTAGAGTATACTGAGCAACATAATTGTTTCTCCATAAAACGCCTGTGCAGTGATCAACTGCACAGGCGTTTTTGCTCCTCGCTAGTAGGGCAGGATGCCCGTAATATCGATGACCTCAGTTGAGGTCATTGTGATTCCAGCATCTTTCATCAGCGGGTTGGCTTCCAGCATCTGCTGAAAGGCGGCGTTTGCGTCTGGTTGCTGCTGTGCTGCCGTCCACATCGCAGGGAGTAGTGTGAGGAGCATGGTGCGCTGGGGGTGCTCCTCAACAGGCTGTGGTGTGTTCTTGGCCTGGACATCGTGACCATTGACATGGCCACCGTCATTGTTGCGGCGTTCATTCCAAAACGCTTCCGCAGCAGTATTACAAGCTTCACGGCTGTCGAAGATTTCCAGGAAGCGGGGAGTAGTCAAGTTCTTCTGTTCGCCGTCTTTGTTCGTGTATTCACCAGTCTTGACCAGTTCGATATGCACCCAATGCTTGTGTACCTGGGTCATTGGGTCTTCAATGCCGAGCTTCTTGAGCGACGGGAGCACCACCTTCGTCCAGTCAGGGCGCTTGCGGCTGTGTGCCTGCATCGTGCGGTCAATGCTGTAGGTAGCACCGTCGCGAGTGGTGCCGTAGAAGTGGAAGCTGATTTCTACGTCCGGGTTTTTATGTTCCGGATTGTTTTTGTCATAGTCTACCAACTGCCAGCGACCGTCAATTTGCTGAAACACGACCTCGCGTGTTTCAATTTCGCACTCGACAAAGTAGTATTTCGTCTGCGGCTCGGTCGTTGCGTTCATTGCGTTTTTCATTGCGTTGTTCATTATCTGTATCTGTTCCCTTCGTTTAATGTCTGTCTTACCGTATCAATGCTGCTCATCGAGATTAGAAATTTTTCGAATGCTTACGTTCGGCTTCCCCATCTTGCGCATGCGATCTATCGCTTCTGGTTCGTTCGCATTAAAATACTCCTCAAGCCGTTTGTCGTCCCACGACACGCGTGGCTTAGACCAGATAGCCTGGTATCGCGTACCCCTGATTGTTTCGCCTATCTCGATAACCGCTGCCTTGACCTGCTCTTCGGCGAATTTGATGGCCTCGTTTATATCATCCATCATGCTATCGTAATTGGCGTTCAGTTCCTCTACCTTGGAGCGAATATCCGCAGGGATGATCTCGTTGATCGCCGCATCATGCTCGATCCTTGCCGCTTCTCGACGTTCATACAATGCCTCAAGCTGTGCCATGTCTTTCATGATTTTCTCCTTGTCAGGGGGCCGGGTAAAGGACCCGGCCCACTACAGATGTATTTAGTCTTCATCCTTGAACAAATCATCAGGCCGTTCCCGGCATGCCCACGCCGGAAAGGCGTTTTTGCGTTTCGTTCTCTCGACCGCTGCACGCTCGTGTGACGAGCGTGCATCCCACTGGCGGGCGTATTCGTGCAATCCTGGCAGCAGTCGGCAAGCCAATGCTATCGTTGACACCTGCAGGGGGTTTTGGTTGGCTGGGTCGTTGTAGATCTCCTGTGCCAGTTCATGTATTTCTCTGAGGCTCATAACCCCTCCTTGTTATTATTTCCTACCATCGGGCATCGCCAGGACAGTTGCCACGGATGGCGATGGGATGTCCTGATTCTGCTCCTCCAGCAACCCCTGTAGCTCCATTTCCACCTCATCCCATTTCCGTCGTAACCATTCCCAATTAGGACTACCAGTATTCTCTGCACGCTGGCATGCGTGCATGAGTCGGTCTGCCTCAGCCTCTAATCGTTGTATCTCTCGTTGTATTTCTGTCATCTGTTACCTCCCGTCTATCCACATTTGTTTCTAACTAGGAACATCATACCACACCATACAGTTGTTGTCAAACAGAGACAGATATGCTATAATGTTCCCAGTTAGGAATAATCGTAGGGGGAGGAGAATGGATATACAGGAATTGAAAAATCGAGACGGACGTGGCTATCGAGAGATAGCCCGGGCTGCTGAGCTTAGCCCGGGGGTTGTCTGGCGCGTTCTCAACGGACAGACGCGCAGTCCATCGATGCAGACCGTGGCAAAATTGGCCTCGGCGTTGAGGGTTGACGTGGACACAATAATTGCGGTGATAAGAGGAGGGAAGGTTTAATGCCATCCCCAGAATTAACAAGGCGAGAACGTGCATATGCTCTTGATCGGATTGGCTATGCCAGGATCAGTACAATAGCAAAAAACCTTGGCCGTCCTGCAGGCTGTGTCCGACGCAGCCTTGGCAATATTCAACAACTCGTAATCAGGGACGAGGGGTTAGGTATTGCCGAATTGGTAAGGGAGTTTGGGGTAAACCATAAAACCGTCATGAACTGGATACGGTGTGGTCAACTCAATGCAATCACGAAAATTGTTGAGAAACAACGGATATATGTCATCAGCAACGACGATGTAACGGCATTCTTGCGCGATTACGGCTATGCGTTGTCGCCCATAATCAAGCCGCAATCGCACATCTGGCGTGACATTGTATCCGAGATACGAGCGGAGTTGGAATCATGGCTCATCGCAGGAGCGGGTGTCCAGTCGGCATTGCTATACCCGAAAATGAATTTTGGGTATATGCGCAGGAACCTCGGATTTCCTGAACCGCACTTCAGACTGGGGAACCGCGCAGGCGGGGACTGGTATCGCCGCGAGGACATTGCGGCGTGGCTGAGAGCGAACCCGCGCTATATTACACACGCCGCTGCTGAGGAATTCGATATCTCCGAGGGAGGGACAAGATGAAGGATGGGTTTTTTGACGTGGCTATATGCCCGTCGTGTGCGACAATATTGTCGCGCCAACAGATATATGAGCAGGTGAAGCTCCGCAAAGCATTTGTTTGCGGTTGCGGCTACGAGTTTAATGCGTTCCCATATCGCCCCCTGACCCTGTCGGAGATACTTCGAGGACGTGAGTCAGAGGAGGCATGTGTGGATGTGAATATTGAGAAATATACGCGGAAGGTTCTTGAGTATGCGATTCAAGGCGATATTGGTGGACCCACCGGTCCCCTACAATACCTATAGCGGACCTGCATTGCCAACGCGACGGTTGCGACAGGCCAGCGCAGCCAGTCACTATGAATTAATGACATGGCAGGATATCCACGCGCTCGGGGATTACATAGACAGGGTTGCTGATGAGGATTGTGCCCTGTTTCTCTGGGCGTGCAATCCGCACATCCCTGAATATATTAAATTGTTGGAGTCATGGCGGTTTGTATTCAAAACAGTCGCGTTTGTGTGGGTCAAGCTTAACCCTAAAAATCTTATGCCATTCTCTGGCCTCGGATACTGGACACGATCTAATAGCGAGTCGCTGTGGTTGGCAACACGAGGATCGCCAACACGTCTAGCCAGGGATGTAAAGCAAGTTCAGGAGTTGCTTGAACACACCGAGATGACGACATTTCGAGAAAAACGTGGCAGGCACAGCGAGAAACCGGAACGATTCCAGGATGAAATCGAACGACTGATTAACGGTCCATACCTGGAACTGTTTGCCCGTCGGAAACGACCTGGTTGGACATGTATTGGTAATGAGGTTGATGGTAGGGATATTCGGGACGCACTCAACGAAATTGCAGCGATGGATATGGATGAGGAACCATTGGAAACTCATGAGATGCTGAAATCAGACAAACAACTGGTTCTGTTATAAGGAGATAATCATAATGGATGAACACAAAAACATTGACTTCATTGAGGATGCTGAACGTCGGGCCGGTGGTGTGCGTTGGGATGACACTGACAACCCAGCAGGATTTTACACGCTGCTCGCCAGTGTTGCCCGCGCAATGGGGCGCAACCCACACAACGAACATGATGATTATGCCGTTGGCATGCTAATATCACAACAAATACAGGATGAAATGTCAGGAGAATCTGCACGCAAGCGTGCTTCTGATAACATGTTCGCATCGTTGTTGATGGCCGGCATTTCGCCTGATACGCTAGGAGAAATGTTTGGTAAGAAGAGGTGGTGATGATAAACATACAGGAGATTTTGCATGCACATCAATTGTGGCTGCAAAACCCGCATCAGAATGGTGCAAAACCCGCTAATCTCCTCGGTATTAACCTGCGCGGTGCCAACCTGAACGGGGCTGATCTGCGCGGTGCAGACCTGCGCTGGGTTGACCTGAGCTACGCAAACCTGAGCGGTGCCATCCTGAGCGGTGCAGACCTGAGCGGTATCTATCTACGCGGGGTAAACCTGGTTAACGCAGACATAAGCGGTATATATCTACGCGGGGTCAACCTGGTTAACGCCGACATGAGCGGGGCGAACCTGAGCGAGACAGATCTGCGCTATGCCATCCTAATCGGGGCAGACTTGAGCTATGCCAATCTGAGCGGGGCTGACCTGAGCGGGGCAAACCTCGATGGTGCCGACCTGCACAGAGCCATAACTACGGGTACCATCGGGTTGGAGGTGATTGGTATGAACGGGGTGTCAGGATGACTGATTTTGTATAGGAGTGTACGAACGTGATGGAACAACAACAGACATTTGTGGAAACACCTGAACCTGAATCTATTCTACGCGCTGCCGTAGCAGCGTATGAGCCGCGTATCGTCGTGGCTGCCGTGTCAGGCGGGCGCGACAGTATCGCGGCTGCACACATCGCCAGTCAGCACCCGCGTTTTGCAGGCGTTTTGCACCTCAACACAGGCATTGGTATTGAGGAAACACGCCAGTTTGTGCGCGACGTGTGTCAGGATCGCGGCTGGCTGCTCTGGGAGTATCGGGCTGTGGATAACTGCCGTGCTGATGGCACACCTGATCCGCAAATTTATGAGCGGTTGTGTATTGAGCATGGGTTCCCCGGCCCGGATCACCATCGCAAAATGTACAACCGATTGAAACAGCGCCCGCTGGCTATGTTTTTGCGGCACATTAAGGAGCGACGCGGCGATAGGATTTTAATTGTTAACGGTATGCGGCGACAAGAAAGCCACCGTCGAATGAGGACATCTACCATTATGCAGCGCGATGTCAAAACTGGCTGCTACTGGTCATCGCCGCTGTACTATCTCGACAAATATCAACGCGATGAATACACAACGGCGCACAACCTGCCTGTCAATCCAGTATCGGAGCGGCTATGCATGTCAGGAGAATGCAAATGCGGTGCGTATGCGACGATAGGCGAGCGCGATGTGGACAGGTTTTTCTATCCTGCTTTCGCCGCCGATCTGGATCGGATTGAAGAGGCAGTACAGGCAGCCCGCGACGACTACAATGTCTGGGGATGGGCAGCCACACCAGAGCACGCCCGCCGCTGGGCGCGACAGCGCGTACCAGAGGGGCAATCTGATTTCTTTCCGCTGTGTGTTGGCTGTGATAATCGAGTGGCGATGCAGGCTGAAGTCATAGGAGTGTACGAGCGTGCAGATTGAACTACCATTTCCTCCGTCGGCAAATACGGCATACCCAACCGACAGGAGTGGCGGGCGGCGCTTGGGCAAGAAAGGCCGTGCCTGGAAGGAAGAGGCGTCGCAGTTGCTCGCCATTAGTTTGCGTGGCTACACGGTGCCTGATGACAAGGCAATCATCATTACAATGTATGCCTTTTTGCCGAATAACGTGTTGAGAGATCTGGCAAACTATGAAAAACTACCGATTGACGCGCTGTGTGAGCACCTGCACATCGATGACAACTGGCAACGGGTTGTGGGCAATGCCATCCATTTTGGAGGCATTGCACCGAATAACCCTCGGCTCGTGATCAGATTGCAGCAGGTGCCGCGCCCGCTACCGGTGGAGCGCCCCAGGAAACGGCGCAAGATTTTAGAAGGTGAGCAGTGAAACAGACATACAACCCTGTTGAGTTGCTAAAACTCGCACAACAATATCGCAAATTCGCACGGCAGGCGCGCACAGAGGCGCAACGTGTGGAATATGAATATCGCGCAACAGTTGCAGAATCGCTGGTGAAGGAGCTGATGCACATTGACACAAGGTGTTTATTGGGTATAATGATGTCAATGTCTATCTAAGATGTGGTAGACAGGGCTAGGCCAGGCAGGGCAGGGCGGGGCATGGCACGGCTGGGCAAGGCATGACGAGGCAGGCGTGGCAGGCGGGGCGGGGCTAGGCCGGGATGGGCAGGGCCAGGCTGGGCGGGGCTAGGCGAGGCTTGGATTTTATTCATAACCTGACGGAGGTAACACAATGGCAGCAACAGCCAAAAAGGACGGGAAAGTGGAAGTTCCGGGGATTGATATTCTCCGGGTGAACGTTCGGATTGTCGGCATATCGGAACTAGTTATGCACGCGTGGAGTGACAAAGCAAAGAAACAAATGTTGGACAAGCAGATGGGAAAGGCTGCTCAAAAACGCGAGGTAAAAGACCCTCAGCAGGATTACGAGGAGGCATTTTACCGCCTCCCCGACGGGCATCCCTGTTTCCCGTCTGTGGCATTTAAGGGCGCAATCGTGAGCGCAGCTCGGCAAGTTGACGGGTTGCCGATGACGTTTTTGCGTGGCGCGCTCCACATCGATGGGGAGTTTGTTCCTATCGAGGGCGAACCTCGCATGCGCGAGGATACCGTCCGTATCGGGAACGGGACTGCTGATCTGCGATATCGCCCCGGATTCCCAGAGTGGAGCGCCACACTACCTATCCGACTCAACCGTAGAGCATTGACGCTGGAGCAGCTTCTGGCACTGATTGACCAGGCAGGTTTCTCGGTTGGGGTTGGGGAGTTTCGCCCAGAGAAAGATGGTGCGTGGGGTATGTTCCGTGTTGACAGCGTGGAAGTAGAGGAAGGTCAGCAATGACCACACAACACACACCAGTCTTCCTCAAGCACGGCTACGGCTGGCTTGATACATCCTGGATTGACAAAACAATGGACGCCGATATCATCGGGAACGCGTTGGAGCGCTACCAGGATGCAGGCGGCAAGGTTGACAGCGATGCGATCATTGACGATGCTGAGAACGATCCATCGCACCCGCTGCATGAGTATCTTACCAGAGAGAGTCTTGATGAGGCAGTACGCCAGCGCCGCCGTGAGCAGTTGCGGGTGGTATTTCGCTCGCTGGCTATTGTGTGGCGCAACCCACAAACCGGCGAAATCCTCAAGGATAGTGAGCGCGCCTATGCTGCTCTTGGGGCGGGCAACCGTGAGCAGACAGGGAAGTTTCGGATGCTCGAAGTGCAGCGGCTCCCTGCACCAAAGGCAAGCACCACGCGCACGTATGAGGTATCGACCATCAAACAGGAGGCGGCGCAACCTGAACCGCAACCCGACCCACAGCCGCAACCGCAACCGCAACCGCAACCCGAACCGACTACCACTGCGCACCCCGACCCACAGCCGCAACCTTTGCGTGTGGCTGCACCGTCGCCTGCTGCAACCGAACTATCAGAAAAGGACAAAAAAGCTCTTCGGGTTTTGAAAACGTGGGCGAAAAGCTATCAGCATAACAAGTTCTTCGCGCCCATTGTGGCAGTGGTTGACAGTTACCCCGACCCGGATTAGACACGGCAGGCGTGGCAAGGTGTGGCTAGCTCTGGCAGGGCGAGGCATGGCATGGCGCGGCAGGCGGGGCATGGCGGGGCAGGGCTTGGCCGGGTTTGGCTTGGCAAGGCATGGCGAGGCAGGCAGGGCGGGGCGCGGCCAGGCGAGGCGAGGCCTGGCGAGGCCTGGCGCGGCGTGGCGCGGCATGGCGAGGCAGGCGGGGCAGGCACGGCGCGGCGCGGCATGGCGAGGCAGGCGGGGCTAGGCAAGGCGGGGTTTGGCACGGCGCGGCAGGGCCAGGCATGGCGCGGCAGGGCGAGGCAGGCGGGGCGGGGCTAGGCGGGGCAGGGCGAGGCCGGGCTGGGCATGGCGAGGCATGGGAACCTGGGCACGTTCGCAAACTGCCCATACAACAACTGAGTTGCAGAAGGAGATTAACCGTGATATTAGGAAATGACGCCATACAGACAGCACTGGCCAATGGCAGCATTGTCTGCACGCCAGCGCCGCAATGTCGTATCGAGACACATATCGATGTACATCTGGGAAGTAATTTTTGGATACCGCGCCCGATGGGCCGCGACGTGGACATTGCCACACAGGCACCAGAAGGACGTTTCATGCTCGTTGCCGATGTGGCACCAGATAATCCGTTCCGGCTGCCGTCGTTATCGTTCGCGCTGGCGCACACCGATGAGCACATCGGCACGACGGTGCCGGATATTGAACCAACACTGGAAACCAGAAGCACCGCGGCTCGATGGGGGCTGACAGTCCATGTCTCGGCAGGCATTGGTGACGCGGGCTATTGCTCGCGTTGGACATTGGAGTTGTTTAACTACAGCCCGGATGCCATTTTGCTCTATCCTGGCATGCGCATCGGTCTGATTAAATTCCATGTTGTGGAGGACAACACAACGCTCTATACAGGGCGCTACAATACGCCAGAGGCGGAATGGACTCCGTCTGTTATGCTGCCGCGCATAGGGAACATGTAATGGTTTTAAATTTGTAATATTTGTGCTACAATGTATCACATGGAGGAATTACTTCAGATTGCCCCGCAATTAGCGTTTGCCATCTTTCTTTTCTATGTATTTAGATGGTCTGTCGGCCATTTTGACCCATATATCTCTCGACTATTAAACAACATTGACGACATTCGAGAGACCGGGCAACGGATGGCAGACATCGGGGAGCGATTCGTCCTGTCCCTGGAAAAACAGCAGTCAATCCTTGAAAACCTCGACACTACGCTGCTTGAACGTCACAAGCGCGTAATGGAGAGATTTGACAAGCTTGAGGCGATGTTTTTTCATCAAAATGATGATTGATTCGTACCCCCCCTCTGTTTCTATCCCACTACCGCATCGTACGCAGCGCTGGCCTCTCGATATGCAGCGCTACCCCCCGGACGGGCACCCCACACCATCTCGATGATGGCCTTTTTACCGTGCCCTTTTGCTCGCAGTCGTGTGATTATACCCTCATAATCGACTGCACCTGAAACCGTTTCAGGTGTTTCTGGTGGCGCATGTGGCGTTTCAGGCGTTTCAGGTTGAGACAGTAACGCGGCAACGCCTGCGTTGCTGGCGAATGGAATGCGGGCTAGTGTTGCGGACTGCCCGTGTGCCTTCACCAGGGCAACCCCCCGCCCCAGGTCACCCTCATGCTTGCCAATTTGGGATCGTGGCGTATCGAGTAGCAGTTGCGCGCTGTGGGGATCGCCGCCGGTGTAAATCCCCGTGCGATAATTTTCTCTTATCGCACCCGGGGCATCCCTTCCCAGGGTTTTTGTGGCTAGATCCTGGGATAACGTGAGGAGATACACCCCCACAGCCCGTCCGCGTCGTAGGATGGTTGCCATCGATTGCAGCGCGCCCGGCACGCTGTCCAGGATTGCAGGCAACTCATCAATGTATAGAATCTGTGGCTTGCCAGTCCGTTGTCCCTCGCGCTTTTTTGCCCATCGTTCATCAACACTCGCTGCAATTTGGTCAATCAGCAGACCGATATAGCGCTCATCATATGCCGCAGGTGCAGCCAGGCGAGACTCGATAATGCGCCAGTCCCCCGACGCGGGATCGTCAAGGTCATTTGCAACAAAGTGCGGATTTGCGATATACACATCGCCGCGCCCAAGCGCCAGTATCTGCGCCAATATGAATCTCGCCGCGTTGGTCTTGCCGCTGCCAGTCGCACCGATACAACCCACATGCATCAAGTGCGCTGGCGTGGTGGTGATGGGCGTACCTCCGTTGGCCAGCCCGAGCAGCACCCGTCCTGGCACCATGGCAACGTCAGTCAGGTCTACGATCCCCGGCAGATCCCCCTGCTGTTGTCCCCCATGAGACATCTGTCCCTGGGCACCCTGGGCGGTGCTGGTCACATGCGGTGCGTAATGAACACTACGCGGCTGCACCGCTGCGTAGCCGACAGCCCGGGCGTTCTCGGCCTCGGCACGCGCACGTTCCAGAGCGACGTGAGCATCAAGCGCCGCCTGGTGATGCTCATGTTTGATCCCCCATTGCCCACCAGCGCGCCAGGCAGCCCGAGCAAATCCTGCACCCGCACCCGCGCTGGCGCTAATAATAGCAATTGCGCCCCCAACACCACTCGCAACAGTGATTGCCCCGCGAAGAAATTCAAATGTATCCATCTCTTGCTCTTTTCTGTTACAATAGTTTTGCACTAGCCGTGTGCAGTTGGGGTTGTGCCGCGTTGTGTGGTGCAGCCCCTCGCTGCGTTTGGTGATATTGTAGCATAACTATCAATGGATACTTGAATGTGCTATAATGTGTTATATAGAATCGTATTCGTGTAAGGGGGAAAATAATGGATGAGAATACGACATTCGGGGAAACGGTCGAAACCGGCATCGACTCATTGATTGAGAAAATAAAGCAATACGTAAACCTCCCGAGAGAAACTGAAGAGTTAATTGAGAATGCACTACACCAGGCAGCCGAGTATGGTCTCGATACGGCGCAGGCTTTGGTGCAGGCATTGCGTGAGCGGAGTGTATGACGAATGACGACCGACACACACGTCACCATTGAATGCCGATTCCGTCGATTGTGGTTATTTCACGTCGCCGTCTGGATTGCTCAATACTTGCCGTCGCGTGTCGGGTTCGCGCTGGCGCGAATTGTCGCATGCCTGGTGGTAGTGGTAGAGTTCCGTATGTAGGGGTTGTGTAATGGATACGCTGTACGATTTATCTATACTCATGATCGGAGTGTCGGCTATGGTGTTCGCTGGTGCGTTGGGGGGGGGGTTGGCGTTAGTGGTGTTCGCTGAAATATTCAATGTGCTCGATCGCATTTCTGATTGGCAAAAACGCATACGATATCGAGATGACTGAACCAATCGAGACAACACGCGACATTGATACGCTGGCACCGCACTCGCGCAACTACAATCAGCATCCGCCAGAGCAGATTGAGCGGCTTGCTGCCAGCCTGCGCCAGTTTGGGCAGGTACGCCCGATTGTGGTGCACGGCGATACCATCATCGCAGGCCACGGCGTGTACCTGGTAGCGCAGCACCTCAACTACCAGACGTTGCGTGTCACGCAACTACCAGACGACTGGACAGAAGAGCAGGCGCTCGCCTACCTCGTCGCCGACAACGAGACGCGACGCGGGGCTGAATCCGACGACGCCGGACTTGCCGCGCTGCTTGACGAGTTGCAGCAGGCTGATTTCGATCTGAATAGCCTGGGATTCGATGAGCAGGAGTATAGCGCATTACTCGATGGGTTGACGCCGGAACTTCCCGAAACCGGCAGCGGTGGCGATGAGTTTGAACCCGACGACGCCGCACCATGCCGCGTACAGGCGGGTGACGTGTGGCTCATCGGCGGCATGCATCGGCTCATCTGTGGAGACTGCACCGACCCAGCGACGGTGGAGCGGCTGATGCAATGCGAGCGGGCGGACGCGGTGATATACGACCCTCCGTGGGATGCTGCCGTGTCGTATACAGCAGACACAACCAGTACTGTGCTGGCATTTTGCGATGGGCGACGCGCCGCTGATGTTATAACGCTATTTGGCTCCCCTACGTGGGTATTTGTATGGGATTGTGTGACATCGTGGTATACCCCTAATCGTCCGTTGCAACGAGGCAAATTCGCGTTTTGGTATGGGGATGTTGCAAATTACCAATTTGATGGCGCACATTACGGTGAGGTCGGTGATGAACGCATAGTACGCAATACACGCGGAGAATATGAATTTACGCCTGATCCTCGTGGCAAGCACCTGTCTGATGTATTTGTTGCCCCAATAACCAAACTACATGCCGATGGTCGCCATTCTCACGAAAAACCGCTGGATTGGGTGCGCATGCTGATTGCAAATTGCACTGACGGTGTGCTATATGACCCATTCCTCGGCTCCGGCACCACCATTATCGCAGCCCACCGTACCGGACGCCGATGCTATGGGTGCGAGATCAGCGAGGCATACTGCGAGGTTATCTTGCAACGCTGCGAGGCGGAAGGACTTATAGTAGAGCGAGTTGCTCAGTCTTTGCAGGAGCCGAACCGTGATGCTGTGTGATATAGCGCGGGTTTTCGTATCCCACCGGGAGATACCCTTGCAGGTCTTTTTTGATGTAATGCCGCACGCCAAGGCGATGGCACAACTCAAGAATGCGATAGGTGTACCTCTCCCAATCGGTGGTGCCAGTCATTGGCAAATAGTTTGCCCTGCCTATTTTATACAGATTAACAAACTCGTGCGTATGCTCAATGATCTGCAAACTGGCCTCGGTACTCAGTGTCGGCTCCAAGCTAACCCACGTGAAGATTCCCTCCTTGTGGAACAGACGCAACGTATTGATGCGATCATCGGGCACTGCTGCACCGCGTTCCCATTTCTGGCTGAAATCATCATCCAACGACGTGAGCGTGCTGGCGAACGCATCCCGCTCTGGCCTGAACAAATCAAGGTCGCGCAATGCACGACTGCCGCCCTTTGTGAGCGTGCAAATGCCCAGACCGTGGGCTTGCAGTGTTTGCAGCACAGGACGCGTGAGCGAGTTGTCGAATGGGTGGTAGGGGTCTGTCGTGAACGACAGCATCACCTGTTCGGTGATACCAAGTGTCTGGTACTTCGCCGCATCTTTGCGCAACTTATCAAGAAACTCGGGGCGCGGCTCCGCACCGGCGTCAAACTCGGGACGCGGCATGCGCAGCACTTTGGGCACATAGCAATAGGCGCACTGATGCCCGCATCCGCGATAGGGGTTTGTGGCCAGCCTGGAATACTCGCCAGCTTGCCCGCGTGGGGCATAGATAATCGAGCAGCCTTTGACGCTCCAGCCGTCGGGGTTCAGGGTAGGCATAACAGTCTCCGTTCTGTTGTCTCCGATAATCAATGGGGCTGCCGTTCGGAGAGTCCGGCATTGTCACGTGCTGATCAGGCGCGTCTAGCCCATGTCTATTATAGCACGGTTTTCGGCATACCAAAGGCAAGAACGGGTTAATGATGACTGAACCAATTGAGACAACACGCGACATTGACACCCTGGCACCTCATCCGCGCAACTATAACCAGCACCCGCCTGCGCAGATTGCACGTATCGCCAAAAGCCTGGTGCAGTTTGGGCAGGTGCGCCCGATTGTAGTGCACGGCGATACCATCATCGCAGGCCACGGCGTATATATGGCGGCTGCTGCGCTGGCTGACCCTGTGGTAAATGAGGCGATGTTACGCGGATATGTGTTTGATGACACCACGCATACCTATGAACAATGGTGCGAGCATAGGCATGACACATTTCAATCGTTGCGCGTCACCCAACTCCCCGACGATTGGACAGAAGAGCAGGCGCTCGCCTACCTCGTCGCTGACAACGAGACGCGACGTGGTGCCGAACCCAACGACGCCGAACTGGCCGCGCTGCTCGACGAGTTGCAGCAGGCCGATTTTGACATCGCCGCGATGGGCTTTGACGATGCCGAGTATAGCGCGCTGTTGGAGGAGTTGACGCCAGACCTGCCCGAACCCGGCAGCGGTGGCGATGAGTTTGAACCCGACGAGTCCGCACCATGCCGGGTGCAGTCGGGTGACGTGTGGCTCATCGGTGGCGTGCATCGCCTGATTTGCGGGGACTGTACCGACCCAGCGACAGTTGAGCGGCTGATGCAGGGCGAGCGGGCGGATGCGGTGGTGACTGATAGCCCATATGGTATTAACCGGGAAGGGATTGCCAATGACAATCCTGAAGGGTTGCGTGGGCTTTTTGACGGAATGCTTGCAGTCTTGCCAGTTGACAATTCTGTTGTGATTAATTTTCAATCTCCAAGACTGCTGCATGTCTGGTTTGATGCTGTCAAGAATGCGTCTCACAATATTGAGCGTGTGCTATGGATGTACAAACCAAATGATGAAACCTTCCCGTGGCGTGGATGGCTTCTGAAGTCAGAAGCCATTGCAGTGTCTTCTGTTGGCAAGGGACAATGGCAGGATATTCACCCATATGCTCACGATGTATATAGCCCCACAACGTTGGGAAAAGAACTGCCTGATGGTGTTGCAAATCACGCATCAGTTAAACCAATGGCCGTGATTTCTGACTTGATACAGCGTGTGTGTCCCGATAATAGGCAACTATACGACCCCTTCCTCGGCTCCGGCACAACCATCATCGCGGCCCACCGTACCGGACGTCGCTGCTACGGCTGCGAGATATCGCCGGAGTATTGCGAGATTATCCTACAGCGTTGTGAGGCGGAGGGGTTGACGGTGGAACGAGTGGAACAAGGCTAGCATATGGCACGCAAACCCACCGCAGCCGAATACCAGAAGCGCATTAATGAGGTGTATCTCGCTCTCATCAATGGCAGCAGTAGGCAAGATATACAGCGTTATGCATCGAAAAAATGGGGAGCCAATGATCGCAGCACTG